AACTATCATAGAACCAGTCATCAACTGGTGAGATAAGAGGATAGATGATATTACCACTACTCAATCCACTCTCTGCTCCTGTGCGTACATTCGCTCCTGTGTATTCGTGCGCATATGCTGATAGGTCGAGGTCAGTAAGTTCATCCTCACCGAACAAGTCCTTCAAGTTTACCCCAGCAGAGAAGAACACTATCTCGTAGCTTGATGCTACTCCGTTCTTCATATTGACTCCTAGCAGTTCTATGCTACCTTCTCTGAACGGCTCTTTATCTAGTATCAATGTAGCTGATTGTCTCAGCGATGCATCGAACCCTCCTGATATATCAGCGTTGTAGTAGTGCTTAAATACTGCGTTGTTCGTTCTAGATGCTGGTACGCTAAAGTTCTGAGTGTAGTCCGCAAAGATCTTGCTGATGTCCTTGATGTTCTGAACACTCAGCTTGATATTGACATCCTCATCTTTGAAGGTGTCGAGTCTTTCTGATCCGATGTATATCTCTATCATACAACCAAGTTCTGCTCTAGGTCATTGTATTCAACCTCTAGAGTATAGTTGATAGTCTTATCATTGATATGCTTCTGCTTCGTGAGGTTCGTAGTAACGACATTCACCCAGCGGTAACTCTGTCCTATCTCGTAGGTGCTACCGCTTCTATTGGTGATTCTATCATAGACCATAAACATAGTCTCACTCATTAGCATCTCCTCAACTACATCACCGAAGTCCTCATCTACGAAGCCTGTGTTCAGCGTTAGCCTGTTGTCCTTAGTGTAGTTGTAGTTCTGCTTGGTTGCTGCTTGAGTAGTAAAGGTGAAGCCACTAGATCCTGATGTACCTAGTGAAGGCTTGTAGCTTTCCTTAGTGATGCTCACATTCTCTGTCTGCTTCTTAAAGAAGGTGATGCTATCCCATGCACCTATCTTGTTCACGAAGAAGATCTGCTGAGGTGTGTACTTAGGCTCACAGATGTTGTAGATTCTACGCTCATCTATTACCTCGCCAAAGCCGTTCATCAGCTGTGCATCGTAGTAGTCGGTGTTGTAGGGTGCAGTTCCTGATAGACCTACCGCAACCTTTCTATTCGTTAAGTTGGCTACTCCTACTGGAAGTAGGATGACTCTATCTTGTGCTAAGTCTCCACCCATGAAGGTCTCAGTAACCTCGAACTGATAGCTCGTACCATCATCGTTCAATATCTTCAAGTAGCGTAGTCCAATGTTTGCACATTGTAGGCTCTCAATAGTACCTCCATCTGCGATGACTCTATCCTCATATCCGTAGACTATATCAAGTCCTGTTAAAGGATCAGCACCTAAGAACACAGGAAGCATCTGCGTATCATCCTCGTGCAAATACCTCTCGTTCGTATTCCAGAGTATATGATTGCTGATAGTAGCATTCGTACCCTCCAATAGGGTAGAGTACCCATTACATACCATAAAGCGATCAGTAGTGCCTGTGCTGTTGAGAGTACCTCCACCATTGTTGTAGTCGATGTCGTAGTCTACCTCTACCCATAGGAAAGAGTCTGGTGAATAGTTTAGAGGATCTGTCTGATCCCACTTACCAATCTTAGGATCAAACTCATCTCGTAGTAGTGGAGCAATGTTTGCCGTAGGGTAGATGTCTACGAATCCTGATGTCCTAGCAATCGTGTAGATAGGTGTTGCTGGTCTAGTGTCCTTATCACCAGTCCATGCATACACCTCTAGGGTGAAGCTCTCTATCTCTGCTGTACCACTACCATCCCATGAGATGTAGATAGGAGACCTTGCTCCTAGCAATCCTGTTGGACTAATTACCGCCATCTTTGTACTTTTCGTTTAATTCGTTTATGCTGAACTCTAGAAAGTCTTGAATATCTAGAGCGTATGCTTGGACTACATCGTTAGGTAGCTTCGCATATCCTAAGTTAAAAGGTCGTGAGTAGAACTCAGTTGCTGGTATGCCTCGCTTCTTTATGCTCTTGGCTATTGCCCAAGCTGTACTCTCATAAGTCTTGAACTTACCTCTGTTGTCTCTGAACTGAATCCTACGCTCCTCTACCCATTTGAGGATAGCAGACTGAGGAGGTTGCTTACCTTTCTTTCTGCCCTTGTCTACCCACTCACCATACTCCTCCATGATGAAGTCGAAGTTCATAGCGTTTGCTGTTACATCAACCTCGTACCTCAACGAGTCGTACAACTTCCTAGTGTTGTTCTTGTTCTTTCTCGTTAGGTTCTTTCTGGACTCTGTTACCAGATACTTACCGAACTTCTCTAGTGCGAGTTTTGTATTTCGGTTTCTGTTCTCCACTAGCAGATGTTGTTCGGGTTGATTGCCTCAATCACTAGCGTTGCCTTCCATCCACAGATGTTCGCCTCGTAGTCCTCATCGAACGGCTCTGCAATAGGATCGTTTGTAAGTCTGAAGTAGGCATCGTACTGATCACCTCTGCGGAAGGTAGCGAGGATCTCTGAGATAGTAGCAAGTGTTCTGTGGTAGATGTCTTGCTTCATCATGTTACCCTCGTACAAATCCTTCGCATCCTTAGAGTAGTCTACGACATCCATCACTAGCAAGTCGAACTCGTAAGAGATGGTACGCTCATTCAATGTAGCGTTACCTGTGATGACATGAGCCAGTGGGTACATATCCATCTTGCGAAAGTCGATGTCAAATATGTTCCCCCAGCTTACTTGATTGATGTGGTCGTTAGCCTCTACTGCACTTTTAAGTGCCTCTGTGATTTGGTAATATCCTTTCTTCATACTATTAAAAAACCCAATAATAGAAAATAGGTATAAAAAAAAGAGAGGGCTATTGCCCCCTCTCAACCAAACCATCTAGCGAACCACCACTAGATACCTAAATGTATTTCTTCTTCATCGCATACGCAACTCTCTTTCTCGCAGTCATGACAGCATGAACATACCCAGCTATCATCGCAGTATTCGTAGCATATATCACATTGACTCGCCTGATCATTCTGATAGTCCATCAACTCTCTGTCTAGGTAGTCCATCACTCAAAGAAGCTAAAAAGGTTAATAGCTGTGCATTCAAATCCAAAGGCTGTGGCGATAGATATGCCTTGACCAATCGTTAAAGTGATAACAACATCGTTGTTCTTTAAAGCATCTACAATGCCTTGTGTAAGGTTAGGGTAATTGACCATCTCCTGATCTAATACCTTCAAAGCCTCTGGGCTTAATTTGTCGTATAAACTCATCTCTCTTGTGTTTTGATTTACACAAATATAAACAGAGTTTTTTTAATAACCTAGAACCTTGATTGGTTTTTCATATGCGCCTTCTCGACCTCAGCTTTGTCAAGACTGAACTCTAGGAAGGTCAAACAGGTACGAGCTGGTAGTGCTGTTACTTCATCAAACTTTGAGAGATCACCTCCAGCAATCTGATTGATTGCGCCATACCAACCCCACTTTCTTGAGAACTGCGTTTGCTTGTCAAAGGCTGGTTCATCTCCTCCTCCTTCTGTGAAGATCGTAGGAAAGTTATTAGTAAGCTGATCTCTAAACGATAAAAAAAAAGCAGACAACCTAGAAAGATGTCAGCAGATAGGTCTTGGAATCCAAGCCCATTATGTCTATCAGGATCGTAGGTTTCAACCAGATGCCTACCATACATCTTCTTAGTGATTGGTCTATACAGAATACCTAGAACTCTCTCAGCGTTCTTGTAAGGCTCTTTCAGATATTCATCGAGGTCTACATACTCTCCCATAGAGATGTCCTCTAGTTTAGGATGGAAGCCGTATTCTACGCCTCTGTATGTGAAGGTCTGAGCAAGTGCTGGTCGTTCTGCTAGAACAGCTGCTATCTTCTCTCTGATGTAGTCTCTGTCTTTCTTCTTCATGTTCTCCTGTTGATCAGGAGTAAGACCACAGAAGTGATACAGAGCTTGTTCATCTCCATTCTCCTCAGTAGCCATCATGATGAACTTCTTGTACTTCTCTACTGAGATGTCGGCTAGTGCCTCTGGTATCTCTATCTTAACGGATTGCGTATCGACCATAGTTGGGTTTGCTTAGTTTGTTATATACTCCATATCTCGCTGCATCAATCAAGTGATTCCACTTGTCCTCTGGCTTGTTCAGCAAGTTACCATTTTTATCTTCTAGCCATCGGTAGTTCTCCATCTCTTTCATCAGGTTGCTACCTACGATGTGTATCTTATAACGCTTCAGCATATCAATACCAGCGTTCACGCTGTCTACTCCTTTAGTGGTTGGCTTGATAGTCCACCCCATTCTATGGAGTTCCTCGATGCTCTTAGGCTCTGCTGAGTCTGCATAGATCTCCTCATA